TTGATATGCCTGTTAGCCATTATAATCTTTGGTTAGCTTACTTGAAAAAAGAACAAGAACAGTATAAAACAAGTCAATCACTAGCAGAAGCAAGGAAATTTAAGTAATGGCAAATCAAAAACTAAACATAGACATTGTAGCAAAGGATAGGTCGAAACAGGCTTTAAATGGTGTCCAAAAATCTTTAGGTAGATTAAAACATTCTGTATTTAATTTAAGAAATGCTTTTTTAGGTTTAGGTGCTGGTTTAGTTGTTAGAAATTTAGTTAATACAGGAAAACAATTAGAGAATTTAAGAACTAGATTAAAATTTTTACTTAAAGATACAAACGAGGGTGCAAAGGCATTTGATAATATGACTAAGTTTGCATCTAAAGTTCCTTTTTCACTTGAGGAAATACAAGCTGGTGCTGGTATTCTTGCAACAGTTACAGATAATGCAGATGATTTACAAAAAATGTTAGAGATAACAGGTAATGTTGCATCTGTTACAGGATTAGATTTTAGAACAGCTGGAGAACAAATACAAAGATCATTTAGTGCTGGTATAGGTTCAGCAGATATATTTAGAGAAAAAGGTGTTAGAAATATGCTTGGCTTTAAAGCTGGTGCAACAGTATCTATTGAAGAAACAGTAGAAGCATTTGAAAGAGTATTTGGTAAAGGTGGAAGATTTGGAAAAGCTACAGACGAATTAGCAAATACATTTGAAGGTACTTTATCAATGATAGGAGATAAAGTATTTAACTTTAAAAAAGTTATATTAGAAGCTGGATTTTTTAAAGAACTTAAAAAACAATTTGGAGATTTAGACGAATTCTTAGAAAATAATGCAAAGGATATAGATAATATAGCAAAATCTGTTGGAAAAAATTTAGCACAAGGAATGGTAAAAGTAGTTCAAGTAGGTAAAGATTTAATACCTACAATAAATAAAATAGGTTCAGGGTTAAAAAGTATTTTAGATGGATTTATGGCTATGCCAGAATTTGCAAGAGAAGTTGGTATTGTTGGTGCATTTTTATTAGGTAAAAAAGGTGCAGTAGGATTAGCTTCAATAAGTTTTTTAATTGATAAAATTGGCGATTTATTAAAACAAGAAAGAATTGGAAGTGGTTTAATTGACGTTTCTAATATTGAAGAAGCAAAATTAAGATTAGCAGAAATTAATAAACAATTAGAAGATGGATTACAAAAAGAATTAGAATTTATAGATGTAAGAGGTAAAGGAACAGTAATTTTAGAAGATTATAAAAAATTAAGTGAAGATCAATTAAATAGTTTAAAAAAACAAAAATTAGAATTACTAGATTTTATTAAATTTGAAAAAATAAAAAATGGTGTTTTATCAGATTCAAATCATCACTTATTTGAAATGGCAAATAATTTTCAAAAAATAAAAGAAGAACAAGAAGGGATAATACAATTTACATCTATATCAAACCAGCATATGTTTGAAATGGCTAATGCTGTAAAAGAAACACAGATAACATTTCAACAAATGAATGAAACTGCTTTAGTTAATATGCAAGAAAAATTTACAAATATTGGAACTACAATTAAAGAGGGTCTTAATGCTGGTATAACTTCATTCTCAATGGCTTTATCTAGAGCATTAATACTTGGAGAAGATTTGGGGAAAACATTTAAAAGAATGCTAGCCGATTCACTTATTAATACACTAGCCATATTTATTGAAATAATAATTAGAATGGGAATACAAAAATTACTTGGGATTGAACTTGATAAACAAGAAGATACTAAATTAAAAAAAGCTAGAAGATATACAACAGAATTATCAGCACAACTTGCTATTGCTATGGCACTTGCATTTTTTACAGGTGGTGCTTCTATGAGTGGTGGTTTAAGTACAAGTGGTGGTTCAATGAAAAGAGCATCAGGTGGTTCAGTTCAAAAAGATCAACCTTACATGGTAGGAGAGCAAGGTGCAGAATTATTTATACCAAACTCATCAGGTCAAATTACTCAATCAGCTAGAGGCACAGGTGGAAGTGGTACTACAAATGTTAATTTTAATATTAATGCAACGGATGTAACAGGTATTAAACAATTATTAATTGACAATAGAGCAACAATCGTTAATTCAATTAACTCAGCTTTAAATGAAAAAGGAAAAGAGGCATTAGTATAATATGAGTGGACAGTTCCCAACATCTCCTGTTGCACAAGATGCTAGTATTGGCTCACAACAAAATACTTTAGTAAGTGTAACAACATCTGGTAGAGTTCAAACAAGACAAATAGACGGACAAAAATTTACTTTAACTTTAGATTATGCACCAATGAGTAGAGCAAACTTTGCACCTATTAAAGCATTTATAATGAAACAAAGATCAAAATTAAATACCTTTACAGTTATTCCACCTGTAGTATCAAACGCACAGGGTTCAGTTACAGGAACTATAAGTGTAGATGGTGCAATTACTGCTGGTGCAACTACTTGCACAATAGATGGTTTAGCAAATAGCACAAATGGATTACTTAAAGCTGGAGATTATTTTAGATTCTCAAGTGCAATTAAAGTTTATATGGCAGTAGCAGATTTAAATTCTAATGGTTCTGGCGAGGGTACACTTACATTTGAACCACCATTAAGAACAGCTATTGCTGATAATACATCATTAGTTTATGACAATGTTGATTTTACTGTAAGACTTACTAATGATATTCAAGAATATTCTATTGTAACTAATGATCTTTACAAGTATCAAATAGACTTAATAGAAAATCTATAATGAAAAAGTATAAAATAACCCACAAAATAAATGCCGATTTTATTGCCGAAGTGATTGTTAATGAAGATCAGATTGATAGTAATATTAACGATCTAAAAGAATATAAGAAACCTAATAGCAAATTCGATTTTACTATGTTAAAAGGTACAGAAAGTGTAACCCAAACAACTTACGAAGAATATGGTCAGAACATTAACAACAGCAGTAAAGAATGAACTTGCAACAGATAGCTTACAGCCTGTTACTCTTGTTTATATTGGTGTAGGTTCAGGTTCTAGGTATACAGATCACTATAAAGATATTACTTACGATTCAAATACTTATTCAGCTTCATCATTATTTACTAGACTATCTAGTGTATCTGAATCCTCTGAAATAGAAGTTAGTAATATTTCTCTTACATTTACAGGTGCAAATCAAACAATTACATCTTTATTCTTAAACAATATCTATTTAGAAAAAGAAGCTGAAATATATAAAGGTTTTTTAAATGCTAGTGAACAGGTTATTGCAGACCCTTTTCTTTTATTTAAAGGTAGAATTGAATCCTTTACCCTTGATGAAAGTGTAAACTCATCAGACGTTAATGTAGTAATAGCTTCTCATTGGGCAGACTTTAGTAAAATAGAAGGTAGAAAAACAAACACAGGTTCACAACAACTACATTTTTCATCAGATAAAGGTTTTGAATTTGCATCACAAACTACTCAAGATATTAAATGGGGTAGATTTAATGCAAGATGTAATAAATTTATTTAAAAAATTTGATCGCTATAAAGACAAATCAGATAATCAATTACAATATTTTCTAAAGCCATCAATTAAATTAAATCAATATAAAAAGTTTTATCATAATAATGAATTAGTAGGTTTTGCAAATTGGGCATATATCCATGATCTAGTAGAAAAAAGATTTAAAAAGACAGGCAACCTTAAATCTAATGAATGGAACTCAGGTAATAATTTTTGGTTGATAGAGGTCGTATCTTTAAAAAATACATTTAATATGATGCGTTGGGTTTTTCATTTCTGTATGAAACAATTAAAAGTTAATCATGCTGTTAATTGGTTAAGAGTAGATAGTGATATTTATAGAATAGGTCAGAAGTTTAAAAGGAGTTTTCACTAATGGGTAAAATATTTAAACCTATTATTAAAATTATAGATAAGTTTATCGGTTGGCTTATTCCCGTACCTAAAGTGCCTGATTTTAATGTTCCAGAAGAAGAAGGTGGTGTTTTAATTAATAAACAATCTAACAATGCACAAATACCTGTAGTTTATGGTAGAAGAAAAGTTGGGATTACTAGAGTATTTATAGAGTCATCAGGTTCACAAAATCAATATTTATATATGGCTGGTGTAGTTTGTGAGGGAGAAATAGAAGAAATAGAACAAATATTTATAGATGATAAAAGAGTTATATTTGATGGAGATTTAACAAATGGAACAGTAAGAGAAGTTGATAGTACAGATGATAATTTTTACAAAAGCAGTACTTCAAGAGTAAGAATACAGGCATTTTATGGTACAGATACACAATCAGCATCATCAGTATTAACTGATGCTCCTAGTTGGACATCAAATCATAAATTAAGTGGAGTTGCATATTTAGCTTTTAGATTTACTTGGGATAAAGATGCTTTTAGTGCTATTCCTCAAATTAAAGTAGTTTTAAGAGGTAAAAAAGTTTATGACCCTAGAACATCAACTACTAAATGGACACCCAACTCTGCATTAGTATTATTAGATTATTTAAGAAACACTAGATATGGAAAAGGATTACCAGATAGTGCATTTGAAACAAATTTTACTTCTTTTAAAACTGTTGCAACAGAGGCAGATACATTAATACAACCTAGAACTACATCTGTTACTCAAACTGCTGGTCTAACCATGCAATTATATAGTGGTTATTATAATGATAACTTAAATTTTTTTGTTAACAGACCAATTACTGCTACAACCACAGAAACATCAATTAGTGGTCAATCAACTGCAATATATAATTCAAGAAGATATTTAGGATATTTCACATCTCCATCAGCCACAACTTGGAATTTTCAAACAACATCAGATGATTCATCAAGAGTTTATATAGGAGATGTAAACCAAACTGTAGATAATTTAATAAAAGAAATTGAACTTAATAAAAGCACAAAATTAATAGTTGATAATAGTGGCACTCATGGAAGTCGAACAAGAACAGGTGGTAAAGCATTTGGAAATGGTGCAGTACACCCTATAATTATTTATTATGGTAATGCTTCTGGGTCAAGTACATTAACTTTTGGTTATTATGAAGGTTTTAATTCTACAAATACAAATCTAAGTTCTGATTTTACAAATGGTAGAGATGTTACAGATGTAATTCCAAAAATTACCAAATTTGAAACTAATGCAGTTATAGATTCAAGTCAAAAAGTAATTGATAACGTAAAAAAATTATTAAATCCTATGAGATCATTATTCACTTATACTAATGGTCAATATAGATTAAAAGTAGAAGGAACAGGAACAGCTTTTAAAACCATTACAGAAGATAATGTTGTTGGTGGTGCTAAAGTTATCGGAGAAAGAAAAAATAATAAATATAATAGAGTTATAGGAACTTATGTTAATCCTTATAAGAATTGGCAAAATGATACTGTAACATTCCCACCAGCAGACGATAGTAATGTTGTAACAGAATTTAAACACGCGACTATGCTTTCAGCAGATAACAATACTGT